GCGGCTGTCTCTAGTTCAAATCCTGTTTCTTCACAATACATGATAACAGCATCGATATAAGGAATGTCTTTCATATAGACCATTTCCTCAATCTGCAAACTGAATTTCTGAATGTCGTCGGGCGTCATACGAACATACCAAAGATGCCTGAAAGAAGCGATATTGTAACTGCGGATGCGATAGTGATTTCGATTACTCCTGTTGCCCAGTATCCTAGAATAGCACCTAGAAACAAACCGGCAAAGGCACAGATATAGACGTTGGCGCTTAGAGCAAAGTTAAACTCACGCATACCAGTGTATTTGTCTTTCTCACTCATAATATATTCCTTTTATTAGCATGTAGAGGCTAGTGCAGCATAGGTCATGATTGGTAGTATTGTAGCAACAAAGATAAAGGCTGTCAAGTAGATTTGAAGGACTTTGATCATGGCTTTCCCCTCTCATTGGTATTTATAATGAAAAAGGGGAAAATCGTGTGCGATGGAACACATAGCGGGCCCGTTCTGTTTCGAGGTGGAGCCCATACCCAAAGGATTACGCTGCTAGAGCGAAAGCCTCATATGCATTGTTGTCGTTTGCATTTACGATTTGCTTTCGGTCTCCTTACGACCTTACTGAATCCTGTCGAACCTGATTCCGGCCCATCATAAGCACTACCCGATTTACATTCCCCCGCATACGTCATTTTCATGGTGCGGCTAATACGCAAGTGCTTATGGTGGACCGGGTGGGAACTGCCCCCACGTCCAAGAAACCTATGTTTCGTCTCTCAACGACCTAAGCATAGTATTTATAACATATCAGGAGTTTTTTGTCAAGCGATATCTTTCAACTATACCTGCCAGCTTATCTTTGTCCGCTTTGTTGCTTATCGTGGCTTGGTTTAGTTCGGGATCATATATGACATTAGCGGTGGGTATCTTACCGTGATAGAACGAGTCGATATCTTCCACGATAAACTTACCCATCTTATACGTTTTCGAGTCTGACGTTAGAATATACAACTCATTATAGACCTCGTCAATATAAATCTCAAACGCATATCTGGTATTATAATGCTCAAGTATCTCCATAATATCCACTGGATTGATATCAATATCGTTTAGCTTTTGCAGTCTGTTCTTACTCTTGAAGTAATAGCCATCGGCTCTTTCTTCTACAATGTCATCAAAGACAACCTGATTGTAAGGTGTGCTAGTATGAATACGACCATCAATGACCTTTGTATCATAGAAGCCTTCTGTAGGATATCCCAGATATCTAGGATCAAACTTATCTACAGTATCCTTATCAAGCCATGTCATGAACACTGGACCACATACCTCACTACATCCAAATGGGCTGTTAATGCTTTGTAGCACACTCTCGCTGATAGCAGCACGCCAGTCAGGACTAATGAATGATAGTATCATAATGTTAGTATTGGGTAGCTTGATATCTCTTGCTCTTAGGTGTTTGATAAACTCATTGATAGCGCCACCACCTGCACAGAATATTCTGGTGATGCCATGCTCAATACAGTCGTTAGTTAGATCGTAGTATTCTTGATAGAAAGGATCTGATTGTAACTCACCTTTGCCACCCATATCAACATAAAAATAGTTATGCTTGCATATGTGTAGTGCAGGTAGAACAAATGATAATGCGGCACCATGATTGAGCGAAGAAAGATGCATGAAATGATCCTCAGGATCATATTTCAACACCTCCCAGTTATACGTGCATAGGTCATAGAAAAACTCATGGGTGTGTGATATGAGTTTAGGAACACCAGTAGTGCCGCTGCTATTGCACAATAGAGCAACATCACCCGGCTGGGCTAGTATGGGAGTTTCTTCGTCTGATTTTAGAGTCGAACGCTGGTTCTGCCAATCGTGATTACCATACACCAATACCTTCTTTGAGTTACGACTGAAATGAACTATAGCGGTAACTAGTAATGGAATATGCTCATACGCTGCCAGATAAACAAAGAAGTCTAATGGTAGGTGTGAGTTACTTTTAGGGGCCAGACATTCTCTTTCGTTGTTTGGTCTATGCAAAACAACCACACTCATGCCTAACTCGAAAGCAGCAAACATAAGTGCGGTTGAGTGAATGTCTGAAGGTTCGATACAATAGCCTATCTTATCACCACGCTTGGCTCCATTAGATAGCAATTCTACCTTCCAGAAATTTATAAACTGACACAAATCCTGTTTGGTGTAACTTTCAATCAACACCTTTCTAGGCATCTTGTATGTCACACCACAACGGATAACAATGTCGTCGTTTATCCAGTCACGGGTGATAATCTTATTCACTGTGTCTTTTCTTGTGTCAGCTTATCCAAGAGTTCTTTTGACTTTTTATAGGTAGCGTCTTTTGTTAGACCTAGCTTTTCTTTAGCCTCGATGATCTTTCTTAGGCCTTCATAAAACTGTTCTTTCTTTTCTTCTAATGTCTTAGGCTTATCCATTAATCTATCTCCTATAATGGGGCAAATGTCTTGTTATGTCCGTCTATTGATAATGTGACTGCACCAACATAGTGACATTCTTTTGTTCCTGGGATAGCGAACCCACCTGAACCATGCCAGTGAAATGCAGGAGCGTTACACTCACCACCATTAATGCTGACCAACGAAACATCTATCACCTTCTTCGCTTTACAATGAACAACATGGCTATCTGCCAGTTTCTTCTCACACGAGATATCTTCTGACGCCAATGCTGGTGTGCTAATTAGCATCAATAGTATTTTCAAAATCTTCAATCTCTGCACCTTGTATGCCTCCGGGTCCGTTACTGGCACGGCTTGTTAGTTGTGTCCCGTATAATGCACTCACCGACGGTCGCCACCAAGCAACCAGACAAGCCCAAACTAAGAAACACCAATGCGATTGCTAGATATACTTTCTTCATTTGTATTCCCCTATTTCTTTCTTTGCTTCTTTGATACGTTCTTTACCACGAAGATCCTGAATAACACAGCATTTACAAGATAAGAGTTTATATTTCTTACCTTTGAGATTGATGTTACCAGCTTTACAATGTGTGCCAATGGATCTCACTTAAAGACTGCCCAAAATTCTTTCATTGACATTTCATAGTCTAACACTAACTCTTTACCTTCTGCTAGTGAGTTGACCACTTTCAATATCTTAACTCCTGCTGGATCGTTTTCGATATATGCGAAACGACCATCAGTAGACGCTGCACAACCAACAAGATTGTCATCAGACACATAACAGGTTTTAGATAACTGTTTCATCCCTAAACTGCCTTATCTTACGTGCCAACTCTGGCATATAATCTTTACGATTACGAACAAACACCTGTGGTTTTTCGTGATCAACGGCAATCATAACCACAATCTGCTTGCATTGAACACCTGTCATTTCTTCATACATGAGAGAGTAGCAGGTGCATTGTTCGAAGTAGTTGAGGATCCAATCTTCTCTCTTAGGCTTTAAAGATGTTTTAAAGTCAATAATAGAAGGGACACCATCAAACTCGGCAATACAATCCACCTGACCAGCAAGACCAAGAATCTCGCTATAAAGCATAGTTTCCATGTAATGGACATTATCAACTCTATCTAAGATTGGAACAAACTGACGAAACGCATGGCGCATATCAGGCATCACATCTTCGTCAAGGAACCCTTCCTGATTAGAGATATAAGATTCCATAAGAGAATGGAATTTTGTACCTCTGCGGCTTGCTCGTGCCGAGATTTTGTTCGCTTCTTCTTCGCCGACTTTTTTTCTCCATTTCTCAATAGAGTCGCCTTTGAAGTGAGATAGAAAAGTCGTAACCGATAGGAGTTTAGTACCTTTTGGCGAGATATAAAATCGCTTGCCATTATATTCTTCTCTTTTCAGATTTACAAGAACAGGATCGTTGTGTAGATGCTTAAAAGTTTTCAACAGCCTGAATAGTGGTCATCATAATCTTCGACCTCACCTTTCTTGCCTTCAACGGCAGACTTAGCCCAGTTGCCAAAGAAGCCATTAGCAAACTTCCAGTCGTGCTTACGCACACGCTTGGTGAAGTCACCAGTCGTTAGAGCAACACCCTGGCGCTGCTCTAATGGAATGTTATTCTTGATTAGCACATTGACATATTCTTTTAAGATTAGGACGGACTGTTCCTTGGTATATTCGCTCTTTGCTAACGATTCCGCAAAAGCATTAAATTCATCTTCAACTGTACCTGACATAGGAGCCTCACTTTCATTGTATTAGTATTATATATTAATCACCATCGGAAGTCAAGTCATTTTTCCGTAGTAAATGATCCGCCTTTTAGTCGAGTTTCACCGCTTCCGGTCGTCATCTTCTTATTAAGACGAAGTTTTCCCTCTGGCGTTTCTTTTCCGCCAGCATGATGATATTTCATTTCCTTAGATTTAGCGGAAATCTGTGCGGTAGTTTCCTGACCGTATCTTGACCTAAGACCCTGCATAATCTTTCCGAAATGCTTTGCTTTCTTCGGATCACCAGAGGCGGAAACAACGTGTGACTTTTCCTTAGCAACACCACTCTCACCTGGCTTTGGTTCGGCGTATTGATATCTACCACCAGCAGGTGCATGTTTAGAGATAGCACCCTTCTTTCTTAGACGCTCAAGGTCGCCACTTAGGCTCTTGTCTGCGGTTCTCTTTTGCTTGCGTGACATACCACCACGCTCAGAAGAAACAATGCCAACATCCTGGCCCTTAGAAAGTGGCTCAACAACCTTCTTGCGTAGTTTGTTACCTTCTAGTATAAAGTCTAAAAATGTTAGCATTATCGTGTTACCTCTTCCCAATCCATTGCACCAAAACAGGTGCTAGTATCTGTGCCTGCTGCTATAGCTAGTGTGAGTGGTGTTGCCACTCCTGTGAATGTGTTTCTTTCCAACTGAAACTTGAATAGAGCCTCTTTGAGAACGTCAATTGATGGTGATGCTTGTGTAGATGAATTGACATATCCAGAAGCCATAACTCTACCACCAGTAATAGCGGTACCTGAAATGGTATATTCAACGGCTGAGTCGGCGCTTGCTGGAGTCCATGATGATGTTGTAACCGTGCCTCCAGTTATGACCTGCCAGTTGAAATCTACACCATTACCACGACCTAGAATAGATAG